CAGGTAGACCACAAGGCAATACAGGCCAATTCTAAGAATCCCTAGACGGACCGACTAGCCCCGTCAGGCGTACAAGACTAGGAGTAGAAGCCAGCCAGTTTCCCCGAACTGTCACTGTGGTCTGCGAAACTAACTACAATAGAAGGGTGAGGTTGCTATGAGCAACAACAACAACTGGGATAATGACGATGACCTTGATATGTATAACGAGGTAAGCAATGATGAAACGAATGGTATTAAAGACCTTCGTAAAGCAAAGCGAGCGGACGAAAAACGTATTAAAGAACTTACTGAAAAGTTGGAAATGTTCGAACGCCAACATCGTGAGTCTACAGTCAAGTCAGTCCTAGAATCCAAGGGAGTCAACTCCAAGGCTGCCCGTTTAATCCTAAAGGATTTAGATGAAGTCAGCGAAGATTCAGTTTCAAACTGGCTTCGTGAAAATGGAGATATTGTCGGATATACCGAACCAGAACAAAAAGAGCAAAAGCCAAATGTTAGCGAGTTTACTCGCCAGGATGGTGCAACTCAATTTGCTGCGACTCCCGACGTTTCAGATGAATATGTTAATATGTTACAAAACTATGACGGAAACTCTGAAGAGGAATTACTATCCATAATCCAAAGCATCTCTAACAAGGTGCAATAATTCAGAAAGGAGATATCAGCAAATGCCTGATGTCTTTTCAACCACAACCTCTGGTTTAGGTTCCAATCTAGTAACACTAGCATACGATAAGTTGATTGAACTCAACCTTCGTTCAGTGCCACAGTTCCGCGCTATCGCGGATAAGAAGATTGGAAGCCCAACTCACGACGGTTCTTCAATTCGTTTCCAGTTCCACAACGATATTGCTGACACCACAATTGCTGGTGCAACACTATCAGAAACTGTAGACCCAGATGCAGTAGCACTACCAGCAACTACAACACTAGATGTCGCACAGACAGAACTAGGTCGCGTAGTACTTCCAACACGCAAGTTGGCACTTATGTCACTTGCAGATGTTGACCCGTGGATTGCTAACGCAGTTGCATTCAACATGGCAACAACACTAGACAATGGTGTTGCCGCTATCCTAGATGCAGGTACAAACGTTATCCGTGAGGCTGGCGGATCACTTTCAACAACTGCTGCTAAGTCAACAATCGTAGCATCAGACACATTTAAGGGACGCGACGTTCGTTACGCTGTAACAAAGTTGCGTGCTTCAAATGTTGTTCCTCGTAACGGCGGAATGTATGTTTCATACATCCACCCAGAAGTTTCACACGACCTACGCACAGAGACAGGTAACAACATCTGGCGTACACCACATGATTACCAAGGTATTAGTTCACTCTATGCTGGTGAACTAGGCGCATGGGAAGGTGTTCGTTTTATCGAAACACCACGCATGACAAACTCAATCTCAGGTGGTGCTCTAACAGCACTTGCTACTGCTCCTGCAGTAAGCGGTGTTTCAGGCGCATTCACAATCGTCGTTGCAAACGGCGCATTCGGTGGACTCGCTGAGGTTGGAGATGCTATCGGCGGAACTAACGTAGGTACTGATGCTTTGATTACAGCAATTTCAGTTGGTACAACAAACACAACACTTACAGTGTCTGTTGCTAACTCAGGAACTGTTGGAACAAACACACTTACAGTTACTCCAAAGGCACGTGTTTACAACACTTACGTACTCGGACAGCAAGCACTTGCTGAAGCAGTATGGAAGGAACCAGGCATTGAGTTTGGTAACGTTGTAGACAAGTTGAACCGTTTCCGCCCAGTCGGCTGGCACGGTATCATCAACTGGTCAATCTATCGTCAAGAGGCGCTATACCGCATCGAGACTGCTTCATCAGTTCGTCCGTAATCTAAGTAATTAGACGGGTGGGTAGGGGGAAACCCCTACTCATCAGTAAAACGGCTTAGGAGGCTATATGACATACAGATTCACAACTCCGACAATCAGTGAAGGTCCAGCAGGAGAAGGCCGTCTATTCGAGCGATTTAGGCTTGTAAGAGGTGTTACAGTTTTAAAGATAGATGGCGAATACTATGAAGTTCGTTACCCATCTTCAGAAGAAGTAGAGGCTGCTGAAGAAGCATATATGGGTGGATACTCTTATGAAGTTACAGCAGGAGAAAAGGCTAGCCTAGAAGCAGCGGGATATACAGTGGAGACGGTATGACTTATTGCAATCATATTAGTAGAGTAAAAGAGTGGGGCTTTGATGAAGCCCATAACTTTAAAGTAACAAAATATGACTGCTTGCTATGTGAACTAACATCGCCAGTTCCATTTAAAAATGAAGAAGATATTGATATTGACCACACTGGTTGTGATGATGATTGCTTTGCTTGCAAGGTAAGAACGCTTGAACTTAATACTGGTGATGCAAATTCTCAAAAAACAATGAGTAATAAAAAATGGCATAGTGAATTAGATGCCTACCGCGCAGCACGGTCTGAAGGAATTCAACCTGCTGGGACAAGTATGAAACAGATTCAGGAAGCACGTCGTGCCTCTGATGTCATGGGGAAAGCATTTGATGCTAACACCATGGGTAGTACAGAAATAATCCAAAATAAAACAGTATCTAAACTAGAAGAAGTAGGAGTAATCTAATGCCAATGTTCGGAAGCAAGAAGTTCCCATATACACCAGCAGGTAAGAAGGCAGCCAAGGCATATGCTGCTGGCGAGAAGATGGAATCTAAGTCTGAAAAGATGATGGAAATGAAAAAGGGTATGAAGAAGAAGGCAGTAAAGAAGTCTGCTAAAAAGGCTATGCCTAAGAAAATGGGTAAGAAGAAGTAATGGCAATGTCCAAAAAGGCTACGCCTTCACCTAAGCCAAAAGCAACTAAAAAGGCTACACCTACTCCTAAGCCAAAGAAGTCAACACTTGATGATTTTCTATTAAAGGGCAAGCGTCCTCCTATAAAGCCAGGACTTAAACTGCCATCAGATGCAGATGTAATCCTTAAGGGTTACAACGATAAGAAATATAAGAAGAAGTAATATGCCAAAGGGTATGGGCTTTAAAGCCGCACAGAAATCAATCGCCAAGAAGCAAGGCGTATCTATGCAATCTGCTGGAGCAATTCTGGCAGCAGGTGCACGTAAAGCATCACCAGCAGCAAAAAAGAAAAACCCTAATCTTAAGAAGGTTAAAGGAAAGTAAATGGCATACACCAAGCCTGAACTACGTGAACGTATTAAGAACCGTATTATGGCTGGTTCGCAGGGCGGTAAGCCAGGGCAGTGGTCTGCCCGTAAAGCGCAGTTAGTTGCACAAGCCTACAAAAAGGCTGGCGGTGGGTACTCAGGTAGCAAGACTACTAAGCAGAAATCTTTATCCAAGTGGACTAAAGAGGACTGGGGAACTAAGTCAGGTAAGCCCAGCACACAGGGTGCTAAGGCAACTGGTGAGCGTTACCTACCCAAGAAGGCTAGAGCGGCTCTATCGGCCTCTGAGTATGCCAAAACCACCGCTGCAAAGCGGGCTGGTACTAAGCAGGGTAAGCAATTTGTAAGACAACCAAAATCTATAGCAAAGAAGACGGCTAAGTTCAGATGAAGAAAAAAGACTCTCGCCTAGCAAGGGCAGGTGTGGCTGGCTTTAACAAGCCAAAGCGTACACCGAATCATCCTAAGAAGTCACACATTGTTGTGGCTAAAGAAGGCAACACAATTAAGACTATTCGTTTCGGTCAACAGGGTGTTAGTGGTTCTCCGAAGAAGGCAGGAGAGTCTGCTTCATATGCTGCTCGTCGCAGGTCATTTAAGGCACGACATGCTTCAAACATTTCTAAAGGCAAACTAAGCGCAGCATACTGGGCAGATAAGGTTAAGTGGTAACATGGCAGCACCGTTAATAGTACCAATAGCAACTGCTATCGCACGTGCCATTGCTGCTCAGGCAGCAAAACAAGGTGTAAAAAAATTGGCTCAAAGCGAAGCCAGAGTTATTGCTAGAAAAGTAATTGCACAAAAAGGTGGACCTAAAGCACTTAGTGGTAAAAGTCTTGACCGAGCAATTAATATAGCAAACCAAAGTGGTCGTTCTAGTAAGCCAGTAAGAAATACAGGTGGTGGTTTAAGAACCACATACAGTGGTCCTGTTCGTGGCAAGATATCTAAAGTTGCTGCTACACGTGCTGCTGAAAAGGCTGCTGGTCCAAGGGCTCGTCGTGAAGGTGGCAATGCTGCCCTTCGCGCTACTGCACCAAAGCCAGGTGTTCGTATTACAACTAAGGCTGGCAAGTACCGCGGTTACGGAACTTTAAGTAAAGAAAAAACTACAGTAACAAGACCAGTAAAACGTATAACAAATAAAAGTGGTAGTGCTATTACTGTACGTAAAACAGAACCACGTAAGGCTGCAGAGGTAAGGGCTGAAAGAAAAAAGCGGGATGATGCTAAATTGCGTGAGGCGTTAACGCCACGTGTAAATCCTGCACGTCCTAAAATTCAACCTAAA